ACGACAACGACAACGACAACGACAACGACAACGACAACGACAACCCTCAAGAATTGAGGCTAGAGGAAATATTTAGTAAAGAAAGGATTGGTATAGATAAAAAACAAAATGCATACCGCTGGTATGCACAGGTACCCGCGACATCAAATAAAACCAGTGCCCCAATTTTGCTGTTAGCCTACATCCCGCCTCAGAACGAAAAAAAACTTAGCAACTTCAAATCTGCTCTAAAAAGTTATGGCTTCGATAAACTTAATATGAAAGAGTTAAGTATTATATTAAGAGATAAAGAAAAAAGGAAAAAACTAAGAGAATGTTATTTGGAGTTTGGTTCAGATCACAACATTATCTCCATGAATTTACTGGTTAAAAGCATATCTACACCAAGCTGTACCTATGAAATGAAAATCAGGCCAAGACTAATAAGTCATCGTTATGATCTATTTCATGAAGGTCGCGACTTTGGATATTTATTCACAGGCGATTCTAAACTAAAAACAAAAATACATTTCTCACGGTGGGAGAAATTTTTCCAAAATCACTTCAATGATGTAAATTTCTTTTTCCTGCCTCATCATGGCTCAGCGCTTAATTTTAACTCAAAAATGATTGACTTGATGCCGAATGCTGTATTCATAGCACAAGCTCAAGCTACATCGAGTGTATCTGACCAAAAGCATCCATCACCATCAGTTATCAAAGAAATTGAACAAGGAGCAGGACGCATCTTCCATCATATAGATGATAATAAATCTAACAGGCTAGAATTTGTTTATTACTGGAAGTAATAATAGAAAATATTTTTCTAAAAAAAGCCCCGGACTGCCGGGGCTTCTTCGTTCTTTTACATCAGCATGCTTTGCTGGCCGTAATTGTTTGGGTGCGGCAGCACCGGCACCACATGGCCGGGCTTCATAATGGTGCGCTCGATGGTTTCCATAGTGACAAATGTATGGCTGCAATTGATGTTCTGACACTGGTGATAGCGCTCTTTGGTGTTCTCACTGAGATAACGACTTGAGCGAGCGTGTGCAGCAGTTCCGCAGATATTGCAATGAAACATAATTTATCACCTCCATCATTCAACTTTGATAAAGTGATTTTAGACTTTTTATCTTTAATATCAATGCATTATTATCGATTTAATCTTGTGAAATTTCCTCCTCGTACTCCACGTCAGAAAGCTTCACCTCAAGCTCTAACGCCGTCGTGTAGCCGTTATCGCTGAGTGAATGGGTCACCTTAGTGATTGTCCACGCCTGCTCATCTATGACGCGCTTAAACCCCTTCACCGCTACCGGCGTTTCCGGATATAAATCTGCACGCCCCATGGCGAGACTGATAGAAAACTCCGCCACACCACGTTGCAGCTTGTCCCATTTCGCCAGTGCGGCGCGCATCGCCTGCGCCTTGCTGGCGTAGACTGTAGTGATGGCAAACACATTATCGGCCTCGCCGGTCATGTATTCCCCTTCCCTCGCCTCTTTCGGCTTGGCCGCCGTCTTCTTGGCAGTAACCGGCTTTGCCTTAGGGTGCTGCAACGCACGCAGGTGCTGAGGCTTCGGTTTGCGTTTGAGCTTGACCCGCTGCTTTTGCGGCTTCGGATCTTTGGTGTGCAGCCATTTCGCCGTAACGCCGGTATACGCGGCCCGGTCAGCAATCGCAAATTGATGCCGGTCACCGTCGCGGCGCTCGATGGTCATCTGCGGTATCGGCTTGCCGCTGGCAGTCACGCCATTACCGGCCCGGATAAATAGCAACCTCCCGGCTTTTATCGACACTTCCGCCCCGTTGCGGCTGGCAAGTCGCGTCAAAAACTTGGCGTCGGACTCCTGCGACTGGTCGATATGCGGGACTTTAATCCCGGCCAGCTCTTTCGCAACGCGGGCGGCCAGCTTGTTCCTCTCGGCAATTTTGCCAATCACCGCACCGAGTGTCGTGTCGTGATAAGACTCTTCCCGGCGAGCATTGAGCGAACCGCGAAAGTCAGCGGAGCGGGCGCGAATAGTCAGCGTGTCCGGCGTTCCCCGATGCTCTATCTCGTCGACGGTAAAATTGCCTTTGTTGAACAATGGCTCACCCTGCCAGCCAAGATGAAGCGACAGCACTGCGCCCCGGCCGGGCATCATGACCTGACCGTCGGCGTCGTCCAACTCAATATCCAACTGGTCAGCCTCAAATCCGCGGTTGTCCGAAAGCGTCAAGGAGAGCAGGCGGGCGCTGATATCGTGCGTGATGTCCTTGTTGCCCATTTTGAGCATAAACGCCGGGGCGATGGTTGCCCCGGCATCCAACGTCATCCCGGTAATCATTGGAGCAACCCTCCCGTCATGTTCCCCGCCTTGGCCGCCAGCTCGCTCACCTGACCGAGCATCCCCTCGGCCTGTGCTTGCAAATCGCCATACATGGCCGTAAAGGATTCATCCACGCGCGTGAGCGTGAGCGTAAACTCGATGCGGCGGGCGCTGCCGGTGGAGAAAAACTCCGAGCGGGTTTCGCTGACGCTGTTCACGACAAACATGCCGTAAATGGTGCCTGTCCCTTCCAGCAGCGGCCACGCCTTGCCCTCGGCCGCCATCGCATCGAGCAGTTGCATCGAGATTTTTCCGCCGGTGATTTCGGGCAGCAGTACGCCGGACAGCGTAATTTTTTCCTCGTTCACGCCGAGAAATTGCAGCGCAGGCCGCTGGCCGACGCGGCTGTTTGACGGCCAGCGATAATCTACCGAGCGCGCCAGCGTTTGATACGGCACCGTCTGCAACTGGAACACAAACAACCCAAGAATCAGCATCATCAGCACATCCCCTTAATCCGTCGCCATATTTGAGCGTTGCGCCGCACGGCGCTTGCGCTCCCGTTCTTCCACCACGTCCAGCAACATCCGCTTGGTTTCCGCCGCGCTGGCTCCGCCGGGGTGCTGGCTGCCGACGTGGAAATTATTGACGCTGTTATCCACATAGGATTTCCCGCCCCCGGCCGTAACCGGCACATAGCCGCCCGTCAGCAAGCCACCCGACGGAGAATACCCGCGCCCGTTTGCCCCGTTGGCGTAGTCATTGGCCTTCTGCGCTTTCTTGTCGAGGTCGCTGGATTCAGCATTGATGACGCCAAGCTTTTCCAGCACCCAATCAATGCCCTGCCGCAGTTTGTTGAATGCCCTGAGCGGCAGCATCAGCACGTCGGCCAATCCGCGGCCAAACGCCAGCCCGGCGTTTTTACAGTTGTCGAGGGTCTCCTTCGTCGATTTCACCGGCTCGATTAAATCTTTGAACCATTGCCAGACCGCCTTTAGCTTCTCGCCGAGCCAGTCAAAAACCGGCTTCAGCGGCCTGAACAACTCGCCAACCGGCGCAAATGCACTGATAAGCCCCTCAATAACGCCGCTGAAAAAGGCGCTGATAGGCTGCCAGTATTTGCGGATCAGCAGCGCACCGGCCACGATGGACGCACCCACCGCCACAATCGGCCACGTCAGCGCGCCGAGCACCGCCATGATGGCCCCGCCCGCCACGCTAAAGGCCGCCCCCAGCGCGCCAGCAACCGCAATGATGCCGTTAATCCCCATGATAACCGGCCACGATGCCAAGCCAATCGCCCCCAGAGTGCCGACAATCGCAAGGCCACCGAGCGCGACTTTTGCCAGCGTCCCGGCAAGCTCTTTGTTGTTTTTGATCCAAAGGTCAATTTTCAGCAGGAATTTTGTCGCGCGGGTTGTCAGCTCACGGAAAGGCGTTTCCAGTTGGTCATACATGTCGATACCGATGGCCTCATAGGCGGACTGAAGCTCTTTCAGGTCCCCGCCGAGGTTGTCCTGCATGACTTTGACCAGCTCCTCCGTCTTGCCGTCAGACTCCCGGAGCAACTTGGTCAGGCGGTCAAGCTTGCCGGAAGCCGCATCCCCCATCAGCACCGCTGCGGCCGACGACGCTTCCTCGCCGAAGATAACTTTCATGTACTCCGCGCGTTGGGCAGTACCGAGCTTGTTTTTATCGAAGCTCCTTTGCATTTCCTTCAGGATGGTGAACAGCGGCCGCATATTGCCTTTGCGGTCGGCGGTTTTGACGCGCAGCTCGCCCAATGCGTCATTCGCCTTACCCATGGGAGCCTGCAACCGGGTAATCACTGCGCGGCTTCCCGTACCGGCCATAGAGCCGGTGATTTTGGCATCCGCCAGCGCCCCGGCAATGGCCGCCGTTTCCTCGACGCTGATACCGGCATTTTTCGCCACCGGCGCGGCATAGGTCAGGGTGTCGCTGAGTCCCTCGAAGTTGGCGGCGCTCTTGTTCATGGTCTGCGAAATCACATCACCAATGTGCGCGACTTGGTCATTTGCCAGCCCAAAAGCGGATTTCACCCCCATCAGCAGGGTGGCGTTTTCCTCCATGGTTTTACGGTTGGCCAGCGCCATATTGAGCGTGACCGGCGTCGCGGCGGTGATCGCATCTTTGTCGCCGCCCGCTTTGGCAATGATGATTTGGGCCCCGGCAGCGTCATCCGCCGACGCTGCCGTGTTATCACCAAGCTGCCGCGCCTGCGTGCGAAGCGCCACCATGTCAGCCGAGTCTTTTGCCACGCCGAGCACGGCCTGTAACTCGGAGTTTTTTTGCGCAAAATCATACCCCGGCGTCAGGAGCTTTTTGGCCGCAAAACCGCCCACGGTTGCCGCCCCGACACCCGCAGCGCCCGTGCCCGCCACATTGCCCGCCAGTTGCTTTCCGGCCTGATAGCGCTGGCTCACTGCACTGAGTTTTGCCTGCTGCTGGCTGACGCGCGACAACGCCTCCCGCTGGCGGTTGAGCTGGGCGGTGGTCTCACTGATGGAGGATTTCAGGCGACGCTCGTCGGCGGCGAGGGTGCGCGTGTTAATCCCGGCCTGCGCCAGCTCTTGGCGCTGACGCTGCACCGACTGACGCAGCCCGTTATATTTGAGCTGCAACTCGGCGGCCGAGCGTTTGGCCGCCTCCATCAGTTGCGCCTGTGCGCGGGTCGGCTTCTCGGTATTTTTAAACTGCACCGCCAGCGCGGCGGCTTCCTGCTTGGCCTTTGCCAGCGCCTGACCGGTGACGGCAAGCTGCGCGCTCGATTTGCGGAATCCCTCGACGCGCCCGGCCTGTGCGTTCAGCACTTTGAGGTTTTGCCGGGTGTCGCGGATTTGTGCAGACAGCGATTTACTCGCTGTCTGGATGCTTTTAAACGGGCGGCTCGCTTGGTCAACGGCTTTGAGTAGCACCTGCAACCTGACGTTGTTACTCATTCGTTTGTCCGCTTCGGTGGAGCGCTTTGTCGCGCCAGTTGAGGAGTTCTTGCGGTGTCATCGGGTAAAGCTCTGACGGCGGCCAGTGAAAAATCGTCGCGATATCCGCCATCAGGTCATCAACCGACAAACCGGCAGGAAAATCTAGCGTGCCGAACTCGGTGCCAAAAAACCGATAACCTTCCCGGCCAGCGCCACAAGGTCAGGCAGCTCCAGCGCCGCGACTTCACTCTCGGTCAGTGGCGGATACGTCATGCGCGGCAGCACCTTAATCAGCGCATCGACTTCAGAGTTAGCCAGCGCGGCCAGCCCGACGCCGCGCAGAGTACCTGCATTGGGCTTGGTCAGCGTCACCGTATCGATAAAGGTTTCGCCGCGCTTGACGGAAGTATCCAATTTCACGACGTTCGGGTTTTCGGTTGTGGCGATGATTTTTTCGTCTTTCATGATGTGATTCCAGTTCAGTCAGGGGAATGGCGGCCGGACCTGCCGACCGCCCGGTGATTACAGCCCGATATTGCGACGGTGCTGCGCCAACATGTCGACGCCGTTCACGCGTTCAACCATGTTGACGGTGTCCACCTCGATGCGCTCTTTGCCGTCGACGGTCAGCTTGAAATAGGTGCATTGCGTCGAGATTTTTGTCTCGGTGTCCTCACCCTGTTTCTGGTCGCCAAAATCAAACTCTTTGTGACGGCCACGCAGCACAATCTCAACGGCGACCATATCGCCGGTGTCATCGCGCTGGTAAGAACCGCAAAAGCGCAGCGGCACCGATGCAGCACTGGCGGCGGCGTACTGCGCCCAGAGCTGGTCATCGGGGAAACCGCCGATAGTCCACTCGACGCTGAGGGCATCATCGTCTAACCCCATATCGACCGGGGCCGCGCCGTTCATACCGCCGCCGCGATAGTTCTCCAGCTTGCGCGTCAGTTTCGGCAGCGTCACAGAGCTGACCACGCCCATATAGCTCAAACCGTCGTTAAACAGGTTGAGGTACTTCAGTTTGCGCGGGAGTGCCATGGTTTAACGCATCCTCTTAGCTGTTGACGCCAGCGGCCAGATTCACCAGATATTTATCGGTGATACGCTGGCGCAGGGTCAGGTCTTCCAGTGGGGGAACCGGGGTATAGTCATAATCGATATACAGTTTCCCGGCTTTCAGGGTCTCTTTATCGTTGGCCGATTCGTCGTACCAGCAATCCGCATCGATGATGTAGCCGTTGGATTTCAGCTCGCGGAATTTGGCTTTGATGCCCTCGACAATGTCGCGGATAAGCGTCGCAGTGACCGGCTTATCCACCGCCCACATGTGCGCCTCGGCCATGGTGTCAGCCAATACCTGCGCGGTGCGGGTGTAGTTTTCGAACAGGAACAGCGGGTCATCAGAGCAAGAGCGGTTGCCCCAGAAGCGAAAACCATCTTTACGCACCAGCGTGGTGACCCCGGCCTCATTGAGCAGGTCGGCATCAGTGCCGGGTGCTTGCAAATCCCAGAACACGCTGGCGGAAATGCCGGTCACGCCATTGACGCCGACGTTAGAAAGCGTCTTATGCCAGCCGGTTTTCGTGTCGATTTTGGCGCGCAGCCCCAACGCACGAGCGGTGGCATGAGCCGTGGTGCTGACGTTGCCGGTGGTATCCCACGCGAGGAAATCCGGCCAAATGAGCATCAGTTCGCGCTGACTGAAATTGTCGCGGTAGGCGATGGCCTCGGAAATGCTTTTGCAGCCGTACGCGCTGATGTAACCGAACGCGCGCAACTGCTGGCAAATCCCGGCCAGCGCCGTCGCCACTTCCAGCGAATCCAGCCCCGGCACGCCCAGAATGCGAGGTTTCACACCGGTAACGGCTTGTGCTGTGAGCAAGGCTTTCATGCCGGTATAGCGGCCGTTTTCGTCCGCGCCGCCGATGATGTTTGACGTGGTTTCCGCCGCATCTTTGCCCTCTTCGACGCGCACAACAACCGTCACCGGTTTGCACTGGTCGCCAATGGCTGACAACGCTTTCGCCAGCGTGCCGGATTTCCCGGCCTTACCGGCGGCGGCAATCACATCGGTAATCAGCACCGGGGTGTTGAGCGGGAAAAGCTTCGGGTCGGCATCTTTGCCGGTGCAGACCATGCCGACGACAGCCGTCGATACGGTAGAGATGACGCGCGTGCCGTCATTAATTTCGACGACGCGCACACCGTGATGATAATCGCCCATTAACTTGCTCCATGGTGAGTAGGTGCAGACATGATGACGCTCGGCGCACCGGGCCGCACGCGGTGGGCGCTGGAAGGCCGACCAGACAACAGACCGGGCCGGATTGGGGAGCTTGGCGGGAATGACGATCGTTTGCGCCGATCAATAACGCCGCATTGATCTATGCAATCAATTGGACGGATTTTATCCGGGCGGGGTAATGTCGAAAGGTAGATGCGGCAACATCAGGGAATACCGCAAATACAAAAGCCCGCATCGCTGCGGGCTTTTTTCTTAGGCGGCGGGCGCCACCGGCCAGTCAATTTCCGGGGCTGACATATCAAGACGATTCAGCGTCACGCGGTATTTTTTCCAGTCCGCCAACAGCGCTTTTTCTGCCTCGGTCGCCATCTCCAAATCAACAGCATCCTGAAGCGGCGCAACAGCCTTACCCGCGATCGCCAGTAATTCATTTTTTCTGGCTTCCGCCCTCGCCATCATTTCTTCGACAGAATAGGCGCGCTGGCTCACCTTCTTACCGTCAAACACCCACTCACCATTAGCCAGACAGCGCTTTGGTAGTTTCGTCGAGTTCAGCTCAATAACCGATAAGCCAATCGGCCACAGCATCGACACATCGCTGTTAATCGCGCAGATAATGCCGCTTTCGTCATAAGCCAATTTTACGGTGTCCGGCGAAAACAATTTTTGCGCGGCGTACCAGTCAATACCGTTATCATCCTGAAGATAAATCACGTTCTCGCCGAGGAATAATTCTTCCGGCGTGTATCTCTTCAAATTCTTAATGTGTTGCATTTTACACCGTTCCAATTGTTGCCCATGTGCCGTTAATCAGTACCTGAACCGCTGAGTAAGCGCCCCAGATTGAGGGGTTGTAGTTTGAGCCGGACATGCCGGTATAAACACAGCCCGACGGTAAATCGATGCGCCCGCCGGTATCCGCGATAACCGTGCGCCCGGCCATGCGCACACCCTGAACCAAATTCTGATAGGCCCAGTTCTGCGCATTGTTTTGCGCAGCCGAGATATTTTTATTAAGCCAGTTGCTGAGGTAGCCGCCCCAGCAGCTGCCCTGAACGTTGCCGTCCGGATGCCACGTTGTCCCGCTGGATGTGGTGATCGCAGGCCAGTTACCGCCGATATGAATACCCGACTCAAAGGCGGCGGCACCGGTTCTGACATCCACAGAAAACGGACGCAGGTTGTTGAATGTGCCGTACTGGTCGTTTTCTTTTGTCAGCAGCAGGTAAAGCCGGTTGCCGTCATTGCGCCAGAAGGAACCGAACCCGCCGCCGACCATTCGATAATTATCAATGTTGGTAGATTGGATCTCCGCGCTGGCCTTTAGTGTCCCGGTTAACTGCCCGCCGGTCTTCGCCAGATAGCGGCCATCCGCTTCGGTTTTATTCCATGCATTGACGTCACCGGCCAACAAATTCACATCAGCGGACAGCGGCTTACCGTTCACCTTGATGGAACGGAGCGCGTATTTCTGGGCGGCCTGCGCGTCGGTCAGCGCGCCAACGTCAGCCGCCGTCGGTTTGTAGTGAGTCGTATACACCTGCGCCCAAGCCTTAGCCGTCGCCGGATTATCTTCGCGCGGTGAGCGTAGCCAAAACTCCGTATTACCCGAGCCGATCGCAAATTGGACATGCCGGTATTTGTTGAGTTTGAACGTCATCAAATTACCGAGATTGCCTTTAGTCAGTGGGTAGCCGACTGATTTATCGCCGAGCTGCTCAAGCGTGAAACCGTCCGGCCGCGTTAGGTCACTGTCGGCGTTCGAGGCCTGCAAGCCTTCGTTGGGGAAAACCACACGCGGTAACGTGAGCGCCCCGGTCATGGTATCGCCCGCCTGTTTCACAAAGCGCCCATCAGCTTCAGTTTTACTCCATGCGCCCACGTCAGCGGCCGTCGGTTTGTAGTCCGTGGTGTAAATCCGTGACCACACCACCCCATTTTCCGGCCGGTTAGAACGGCCAATAAAACCATGCCCCAGCCCCGACACGCTGACATAACCCGTTGAGGGTGCGGCATCGCAAGGCAAGCTCAGCACCCCGGCGGCAATATTTCCAGCGATCGGCGGCTTGTTCTCAGAGGTCGCATTCAGCCGGTAAATTTGCGCAGTGTTGCAATAAGCGTTATCGAAAGCCCGCGCGCCCGCCCCCAGACCAAACGCGCCGACGGCCATCAGTTGCCCGCCTTCTACCCCGACATTGCGCGTCGCAGCATCGCCCAGCGCCAGATTGCCACGCGCGGCGGCCTTGTCGGGCAAGTCGGACAGATTGGCGGCCTTTTTCATGCTGGCATCGCTGACAGTTTTAAGCGCCTTCGGCGTGCTGGCTTTCGTTTCGTCGGTGCTGGTTGTTGCGCTGCTCAGCTGCACCATCCCTTTGGCTGTGCTGCTGGCGTCGGGGTGGTTGCGGGTTTTCTCATGCGCGGCGATCGCGTCGGCCACAAAATCCTTGGTCGCCAGCACGGTGTCGCCACCGGCGATCACCTGAACCGCCTCGGTGCTGCTGACAATCAGGATCATGCGCAGCGTCTGCGTGCGGCCGCTGCCCTCTTCCAGCTTCGGCTTGTAGCTCTCCGCCATGTTGCTGACGGCAATCAGCGTCCCGGCCTCGTCATAGAGGCCCATTTCACGCAACCACCACCCGCCGACGTTCGCCGGAATAATCATCTCGGCCAGAATGTGATTTTTCAGCGCCTTATCGATAGTCAGCCCGTTGAGTGCCGCGCGGTATTTCTCGTTGACGAGTTTTGTTTGCGCCGGATTGGGTGTCGGCAGCGTGCCGTTCCCGTCGCCGACGGCCATAGAGACGATTTTCAACTGCGTGCCGCCCGCGCTGGCGGCGGCAATCTTGGCCGCCCCGGCGGTGGTAATAATCGCTTTGTATTTATTCATGATTTTCTCTTATCCGGGGTAAACGGTAATGACATCGCCATCAATGGCGGCCGCGCCGGTGTAAATCCGGCCGGGGATATCTTGCAAAATGTTGAGGCCGATCAGGTGGCGGCTCAGGGGCTTGGCGTCGGCAATCAGGCGCTCCATTTCCTGATACATTTCCTCGGTGATGCCGGTTTCCAGCACGCCAATATCCAGCCGGAAGGTGCCGGGCGGATCGGTGCCCTCGGTATGGAACCACTCGATAACGTTGATCAGGTAGCCGAGCGGCTCCACCACGCGGCGCACGGCGCCGATGGTGCCCTTGTGCCGGTGAATGTAGAACGCGGCCGAAACCACGCCCCGCTTCACGTCCTCCGGCCACGCCTCATCCCAGCGATCGACAGAGAACGCCCACGCCAGATAGGGCAGCAGATGCACCGGACAGGTTTTCGGGTTCCACAAATCACGCAGGGGAACCGGCACGCGCTCCAGCTCGGCACACGCGGCAGCGGCAGCGACTTCTAGCGGTGAGGAGCCGACAGGCAATAGACGGTTAGTCATCGGCTCGCCCTGGGGTGATGTTCACGCCGGTGCAGTAACCCGCCTGCGTTTTATTCAGCACGATGTCGGCGGCCGGTTGAGCAACTTCAACACGTTCAACACCTTCCACGGTCAGCGCCGCGATAATGCCGGAACGCCGGATACTGCGACCTAAGCGGCGCATGGTCAGCACATAATTGTGTAAACGTTGTTTTGCCGCAGTGAGGATCGGCGCAACCTCCGGGCCGGGGTACAGGTATAAAACGGCCTCGATGACATACGGAGCAATTTTGGCCGATTGCACAATGACGCGGTCGGCGACCGGACGCACGTCCTCGTCATTCAACGCAGCGCTGACAACCTGCAACAGCTCAGCGCTGGCGCTGCCGTCGCCGTCCCGCGACAACACGGTGACGGTTACGTTAGCCGGTGATGGGCTGATTGCCGTCACATCAGCCACCCGGCCATCGGCCGAGCGGGCGTGAAAACGGTAGGAACCGGCCGAACCTGCTGTGCTCATCCCCTCGAACGCGTCTTGCAGGCGCAGGCGGTAATCTTCATCCGCTTCCATAACTGCCGGTGTTGGCGGAATGGTGCTTTCATCCGCCGGGGCAATCACCAGTCGCGGCGTGTTGAAGTTCGCGCCGAGCTGGTCAAGGTCTTCGCCGGTGGCGTGCGCCAGCATCACCGCTTTGGCGGCATCGTTAACTCGCTGGCGTAGCAATACTTCCCGATACGCATTTTCCTGAAGCAGCTTGACGATAGGTTCCGATTCAAGCGCCAAAGTTCGGGCAACAGCTTCCTGCTGGTCGGCCGGGTACAGGGAAATCAGCGTCGCTTTACGCTCAGCAAACAGGGTTTCATAATCCAGCGGCTCAACGACGTTCGGCGCGGGCAGTTGGCTTAAATCGATAGTGGCCATGGTGTCAGCTCAGTGGGACGGTTAACGAAAATGTGCCGCCGGTGGTGTCTTGGCGCACGCCGGTAATGTCAACGAACATCTGACCGCTGAAGGTCTTCTCGAAGGTGATGGACGTTAGCCTGATGCGCGGCTCCCATTTGAGGATTGCCATGTAGCAGGCGGCCATCACCTGCCCGTTCACTGCCGGGCTTTGCGGCTGGTCAATCAGGGCAGACAACAGCGAACCATACTCCCGGCGCATCACTCGGGAACCGACAGGGGTGATGAGGATATCGCGCACGCTCTGGCTAATATGCTCACTGTCCGATAGGGTCTGGCCGGTCTCCCGGTTCATGCCGATATATCGCACTGTCATCGGGTTCCCTCCGTCCAGTCTCCGCCGCGCTGCACACCACCGTGGCCGTGTTTATCCACCTGCACGCCGTTGGATTTAAAAGTGCCGCCGCCGTGATCGATATTCCCCGACATTTTCCCGCCCTTTTTCAGCTCCAGCGTGTCGGCGGTCAGCTTGTTGGTACAGACCACCTCCGGCGTATCAAGCGTAATTTTTTGACTGGCGATAATCGTTACCTGCGGCGCAGAAACCTCGACGGTCACTTGCGCACTGATATTGGCCGTTTTAATGCCGGTAACACTCAGCGCGCCGGTTTCCGGCTCGTATTCGATGACCGCGCCATCGGAAAAGCGGGTGTGATATGCCTCTGGCGACACCGACGGAGCCGGAAAATCATCGGAGTTGATAGCAGGCAGCACAAAGGCGGTATCCAGCTCGCCACCCAGCGCCAACACCACCACTTGCTCACCGATGGAGGGTGCCCACCATGTGCGAGCACCTCCGGCACGGCAGGCCAGCCACTGCAACCAGTCCGTCGTATTGCCACCCAATTGAACGCGGCAGCGCGGCGGCTTGTATTGAACTTCTACGATGACGCCGGTACGAATGAGGTCGCGCACGGCGCGCGCGAGTTCTGAAAGCGATTCGAGTGTATTCATGGGGGGAAGGATGCCGCTGAAGAGATCCAGCGGCAATTGATGTGCGTGCTTTGGCAGGGGAAACAACAGTCTGAAGCGTACTTTGCTAGATGTAGCTAACCTAGATGTGTTTACCTCAGTTTTGACCTGAAACATCTATGACACAGAACCAAACCTAATCTGTCAGGCAGCTCTGTGCAAGGAGCGGATATTGCTGAAATCATATGTGTTAATCAATCGAGAACAGGTCAGTCAGTTGGTGAAGGGAGTGAGTAGTCAAAAGTTGTCGTCCACCATCGCCGCCAGCGTGATTATTGAGTGTTTGTACTCTAAGTTAGAGTTGCTTAAATCAGAAACCACCAATCATTATAATTCGCAATCTAATGAATATTACTGAATATTAACTTTACTTGTTTTTCTTGGAGTTATTGTGCTCAATGATTTCTGAAATCGATTCAAAAATGCAATTAAAATTTGAAAAGTCGATTGTTTTACGCTGTTTTAACACAACACCTGAAGCAAAAAATTCTTTGCCGTATTCATTATCCTTACATTTGGCATTAGTTCGGTTAAATACTTTACC